GTAAAATCAGCTTTTTTATGATAAGGCTTTCTTTTTTTTGTCACAATTACATTAACACTTCCTGATTTAATAACAACTTCAGTTTCAGCATGTATATCTCCATATTTAATTTTCTCAACAGTTCCTGAAAGTTTAATTGGAGGAGAGTAACGATCATCAATTAAGGCACCAACATATTCTTCAACTACTACAGTTTTAAACGTTGATACTGCATCGTTAGAACTTCAAGCTGCATCTGGATTCTATGGATACATTACAACTGGAATGAAACTAGTTGGACAGTCTAGTGGTGCTATTGCAACCGTATCTAATATTAGACTTATTACTGATAAGGCGGGAGTTCTTATTGGATCTCTATTCTTACCAGATCCTACAGTTCCTTCAGCTCCAACATTCAATACTGGAACTAAAACATTTACATTATCATCTAGTTCTACTAATCAAACTATCTCAGGATTCACAGATAGTGAAGGTTCAGCGAATTACACTGCTGCTGGAACTCTACAAACTGTAGAGGCATCAACTCTTAGAACAAGAAATGCTGATGTTCAGAGGATTCCACAATCTGATTCTAGAACTGTAACAGACACAAGTACAAGAGAAGTAGTATCAACTTCATTTAGCCAGAGAACAACTCGTCAGACAAGATGGGTTGACCCTCTTGCACAATCATTTGAAGTTCCTGATATTAATGGTGTATATCTTACCAAGTGTGATGTTTACTTCCAAGCTAAAGATACAAACGAATTACCTGTTACGCTTCAAGTAAGAACACTACAAACTGGTTTACCCACACAAGAAATTTTACCATTTGGTGAGTGTATTCTTGATCCAAGTGAAGTTGTACTATCAGAGGATGGATCTGCGGCAACTACATTTACATTCCCATCACCTGTTTATTGTGAAGGTGGAGGAGAGTTTGCTCTTGTTCTTCTTTCCGCATCTAACGAATACTTTGTATACATCTCTAGAATGGGTGAAGAAGATATTACGACAGTAAACTCAGCAGATTCTGAGAAAGTCATTGTATCTCAACAGCCATTACTTGGTTCACTATTCAAGTCACAAAACGGTGCTACATGGGATCCGAGTCAGTTAGAAGACTTGAAGTTCAATCTATACAGAGCAGAATTTAATGCATCATCTGGTAGAGTTAACTTCTATAACCCAGATCTTGATATAGGAAACAGACAGATTGTTTCTCTTGCACCTAATCCAATTGACATGCTTTCTTACAATGCTGTTGTAGGATTAGCTAAGAGTTTAAGTGCAACAGAACAAACTGGATTAGCTGGTGGTGTAACAATATATCAACAAAATAATCCTAATTTTAGAGCAAACTTAAATTCTGTTCTTGGTGCTATTGGTATTGGAAGTGATCTAACAATTACTAATGCTGGTAGTGGATTCGCTTCAACTTCTGTTGTGTACTCAGGTATACCTCTAATTTCAGAATTTGGTAGAGGAACTGGTGCAACTGTAAACTTGACCGTAAATGGTGGAGTCGGAGTTGCAGCAACAGTTGCAATCGGTGGAACTGGATATGCTGCTGGTGACGTATTAACAGTATCTTCAACAAATACAGGCGGATTTGGAAAAAATTTAAGATTGACAATTCCAAACAATGTTGGTGTTATAAGTGCCTTCAATACTCTAGTCCTGAACAATATTCAGGGTGTACCTAAAGTTGATACTTCATCCTCAGTTGTATATGTTGGTGCTGGTGGAACTAATACTCTTACTGGTGGTTCTATTAAGTATGTCAATAATATTTCTGATGGACTACATTTCCGTGTAAGACATTCAAATCATGGTATGTACTCTAATTTAGATCATGTTGTTCTTTCTGGTGTAGAGGGTGATGTTAAACCTGAGAAAATAACAGCAACTATTGATTCTTCAAGTACAGATAATATAACTGTTACTAATGTCGGTATATTTACATCATTTGAAAATGTAGAAGTGAATACATCCAACCCAGGCTATGCCAAGATTGGAAGTGAGATTATCAGATATACAGGTGTAACTACTTCATCATCTTCTTTGAATAACATCACAAGATCTCTTGATGAAACTAAGGCTGGTGATTATGCTATCAATGATAAGATATTCAAGTATGAAATGAATGGTGTATCATTGAGAAGAATTAATACATCTCATAAGTTCTCAGAAACAGACTCTTCCACATATCCAATCGATGTAGACCATTACTGGATAAAGGTTGGTATTTCAAGTCGTGGAATAGACAGAGCTACTGGAAATGCAGCTGGATTGCCTGAATTGTTCTTTAACGAAACTAAGTCAGGTGGTAGTTATGACCAACAATATGTACAGGTCAATACTCCATACGGCCCAATGGCAACACAAAACATTGCTTTCAATGTTGTTAGACCTAATGTCGCTACTCTACTTCCTGATGGAACAGACATACAAGCTAGAATGAGATCATTTAGTAGTAACAGTCCAGATGGAAGTCTAGGTGCATTTGTGGATCAGGGATTTGAACCAGTATCACTTAACAGTAATAACGAACTAACTGTACCAAGATTAATTGCATCTAAAACAAATGAATTAGATAAGTTAATTGATTTCCCAGGCAGAAAATCATTCACGTTACAGTGTTTCTTATCAACTGAGGATACTAAAGTAAGTCCTATGATTGACTTAGATAGAGTCAACATGATTACTATTATGGATAGACTCAACTCTAAGGTTTCAAATTATGCTACAGATCGTAGAGTCAACTCTCTTGACAGTGATCCAAGTGCAGCAATATATCTTTCTAAGATAGTAAATCTTGAGAAGGCTGCAGATGGTTTGAAGGTTATGTTTGATGCTTATAGACATTCTACTAACGATATTAGAGTGATGTACAGAGTATTCAGAATTGATGCTCCGCCACAATATCAGTTGTTTGAATTGTTCCCAGGCTTTGATAACTTAGATAACTTGGGTAGAGTTATAGATCCAGCAAAGAGTAATGGAAAACCTGATAGAAGAATTCTATCATCAACAACGGCAGCTGATTACAAAGAATATGAATTCAATGTGAAGAATCTTCCACAGTTCAACGGATTCCAGATCAAGATTGTCATGTCAGGAACTAACTTTGCTTATGTTCCTAAGATCCGTGACCTAAGAGCTATCGCATCTATCTAATGAAGTTAAAGGTAAAAGATAGTGGATCTCTTTACAGAGATGAAGAATCAGGAGCAATTATAAATTGTTCCAATTCTCAGTACGATGAATACCTCAAGTTAAAAGAACAGAAGATGAAAGAGGTAAGTGAAATGGATAAACTAAAGGATGATGTTGATGAACTCAAAGATATGATGAAACTAATTTTAAGTAAATTAGATAAATAACTAAAACCCTTCTGACAGATGACAGCACGAAGCATCAACTTAGTTTTAGATCAAGGTGTAGATTTTGAAGCTACCTTCACTATCAGGAATGAAGATGCAAGTTCTTTAAATCTAACTGGTTATACTGGAGAAGCTAAAATAAAGAAACACCCAGCTGCAACAAAGTCAAATTCTTTTGTTGTTACGTTCCCTAATAGGGTCAATGGGCAAATAAAAGTAGCTATGGCTAGTACGATCACTACTACTATAGAAGGTGGAAGATATGTATATGATCTGGTTTTGACATCGCCTAATGCGTATAAGACTAGACCTATACAGGGAAATGTTCTTGTAATTCCAGGCGTAACGTAATGGCAGATTATCTAGTAACGTTAAACGAACCTGGCAGTTACAATGTCGGTGTAGACTACGAGATTCCCTCGAAGTCTATTCAATATGGTAATATCATTATTGGTAAAACACCAGCACAAGATGGTTCTGAAACTACATTTTCCTTAAATGATCAGGGAGCTCCCTACACTCCCAATAATAATCAACAACTCATTGTAACCAAGAATGGTCTTTTCTTAGACCCTGCAAATGATTACAACATATCTGGAAGTCAAGTTGTTTTTACAACTCCTCCAACTGCAAATGATGATATCGTAATGATTGCCCTTGCTGCAGCTGCAGACTTAACAAGGACAGTTAATTATGTGATTGATAGTGGAAGTCTTCCTATGCAAGTTGGTGATAAAGGCAAATTGACAATAGATGTCACTGGAGTCATAGAAAATATCAAAGTTTTATCTGATCAGACTGGTGATATAGTATTTGACATATCAAAGTGTACCTTTGCAGATTATCCTAATTTTAATAGCATAACTGCTGCTCAAAGAGTTCAACTTACGAATACTGATAAATACTTTGATGATGTCCTAAATAATTGGACGACCACGATTACAGCGGGAGATATCCTCCGATTTGACGTAATCAGTGTGAATAATATTAGAAGGTTACTAATCTCTCTAAAATTAAAATTATAAATAACATTAGTTCTTAGTTCAACTAGACCCCTAGAGGTAGTTTTTCAATGGCATTACTCGTTCCTAATATTGGTGAAATTGAGTCGCTACGTTATCTGATCGCTCAGAATAACTTTGTCGCAGATTTAGAAGATACATCACCGCGAAATCTTGTATTAAAACTTTTTACAAGTAACACAACTCCTGCCGAGGGGGATGTTCCGTCTGCAACAGCATACTTTGAACCATATATTGACGGAAACGTTAATGGTTACGGTACTACTGCAAACACTGGTTATCCTGTCTGTGTAAACAACAGAGGAGATCAGGACTACAACCAGCAGTATGGTATCCTCTTAAATGGTGCAAGATGGGTAATTAAGAACGTTGGATCTGGAACAACTGCTACATACCCAGAACAGACTTTTACTTTCACTGGCCCTGCTGGAAACATCTACGGTTACTATGTAACTAGAGCAAATAACATGCCTGTCGCAGTACAGGGTGTTGTACACGGTGCAAGTGTTGGTATTGGAACCACAGTTACTAAAGGTAATAACACCGACCCAACTATCGGTATTGTTGGTAACTCCTACATCACTATTGACCCACAAGTTAGCATTGACGATCTAACTCTTGGACAGTTCGTTGCTGGTAACGCTGGTGTTGCAACAGGAACGAAGATTATTGGTATTGACCGAAGTTATCGAACGATTTACTTAGACAAACCTCTTGTAGATAACATACAGGTTGCGACTGACCCATCAGTTACATTCAGTTTCGGTAAAATTTCAATTACTAACCACGGACTTAAGGCTGGAGACATCCTTTACATCAACGCTGGTACTGGTAACACAACTCTCGAATCTAATGTTTACACTGTATTCGACGTACCAAACGCAGATGAGTTTGTAACAACTCCATCTATGACTGCTACATCAAACGGTGTTCTTGGACTTAACACTGCGACTCTTTACAGTTCTATCATGTACGCTGAAAGATTCACAAACGGCCCATACAACATTCAGAACAATGGAGACCAAATCAAGATTACTCTAAACGTCGCACTCGACTAATAGAAACACTAAATATCAATATGTGGACTCTGCTTTATAACTAAGGCAGGGTCTTTTTATTCGGAGAGCTCTTTGACAGTATTTGTCTATGACAATACGAAGATAGATCAATTCACTACATTCTCAGCGGGTGACATCACCGTGGGATCAGTGGAGAATATTGACTATGGCGACATAAATCAAAGTGTAGAACCCGAAAGAGACGAGAATTTTTTCTTTGTTAATGATCACGGATTAGTAACGACGGCTGCAGATATAGTTCCATTTGGCCCAATAAGTGTAGTAGATGGAAGAGATGAATTTGGTAGAGGTAGGTCACAGTGGATTCCAGAGAACGCAAATACAGTACTATTTGATGTAAATGACTCTGCACTAGAGTCAGCAGTAACGCCTTGGGTTGGTACTGGTACAATTCATGAGTTTGGTAACGGTCTCGAAAGAGTGGTCATACCAGATCTCGGAGCGGCAGGGCCTGTCATCTTTATCCCATCTGGGACTGCAATCGAATCTATATCAAAAGCGAACTACGATGGTTCTGGTGTTATTGCCAAGTCTGGCTTATCAGCAACCGATCTAGACCAAGTTTATCCTTATGATGGTAGTGGTACATTAAGTCTAAGTGGTACAACTACAACACCTTATGATCAGGCATATCTCCCTGTAATTAAAAACGCATTTAGAGCGAAGGGTGGAGATACTAGACTATTTGACGTTGAGAAAGTCATATACAACTACGCCAGATCTGAGTCTGACGTATTCGAGAAAGAAGATAACGGAACAATTACAGTTAGAGAAGGAGCATCCTTCGATGATCTCAATGTCACATTTGACGAGACCATCACAGATGTTCTTGGCAAGGAAAGATCATTCTCTGACGAAGATCAGGTTGCGTTTGAGAGTTACGGAAATATATTAGACACACCTACATCTGCTGAAGATTACGGTGTAATAGAACAACAATTACAAGGCGGATTATTCCTTGACGAGTATCAGGCAACTAATGTTGGTGTCAGAGATGCTGTTGTCAGGGTGTATCATGGTGCTGGTACATTCAAGAAAGAAGGTGCTGCGGAAGAGGATCGTTTCTTTGCATTTGCTGGATCTGGTACACTCAACGTATCTGGAGAGAACTTCTTCAGTCAGGCTCCACAAAGCACAATCTTCGGTGTCGGTGATACGATTACTGCATCTGGTAGTGCAGAAGAATCATTCGTCCCTGCAACTGTTGATAACACAGTTCTCTTTGATACATCTGGAACTGCTGCCGAAAATACAGTTATACTTCCCAGCACCAATAAGGCTCTCATCAGACCTTCTGGATCTGTTTCTGGTATCAAACTCGTCAAACAGGGAGACGAACAGACAGTCACTCTACATGTCAGTGGTGCTGCAACCAATATTCAAATTGCCAAGGATTACGAGAATACAAATCTCTTCGATATTACTGGGGAGATGGAACAAGGAGTTCCTGTATACACTCCTTCTTGGGTATCACCTCTTGGAGATCAAACAACACAAGAATACGATTGGGGAAATATTGTCGATACTCCGACTCAGCAGTCAGAGAGCTGGGGGCCAATCAATACAAACGACGAGACAATACCGAAGGAAGCAGAGAACTGGGGATTCTTACTTCCAGAGTTCAATTACGTTCAGATCGGTGGAGAACACTATCCAAACCGTGTCAGCATATCCACTGCTGCAGACAGTTTTGTTTCCATACCACCTACTTCGACTGCAACCTTCTTACTTTCAGAGGATCTCAGTGTTGCAGCTGCAATTTCTTACGAGTCTTCTGGTATCACTGGTATTGCCACATACAAGGCTGGAATCAACTTCTTCGGTGCAAACTGGTTCAGTCAGGCAGTACAACACAGAGTATTCGGTCTTGAGGGTGAGTTTACCATCAATGGTACTGGTAATGAGTCTATCACACCAGCTACAGAGATTGGATCAGGTTCACTCTTCAAGATTGGTGGTGCTGCAGAATCTAGCACCAAGGCATACTTGGTTGGAGATTATCAGTTTATTTCTGGTGCTGCAAACGTCAACTTTGCTCCACACGTTACTGGTGTTGGTATTGTCACAGCCAGCACTTCACCTCAGTTTCTTAATAGAACCTACGCACGAGTTATTCAACTTCCACCTGATGAGTTTGGTGGCACTCTCAATATTATTGGTGGAGACATATACGAGAAGAATACAGATTCTTACAATGAATCCTCTATCAAGTACGGTGCAGTTAACGAAGACTTCGGAACTCTCGGTGGTCTTCCAAGTTTCGGATTCTCTCTCGGATATGCAAGTACAACTCTACCATCATTCGATGCAGACAACTCTTACGATCTTGACTTTGCTGAAAATTCAGTATCCGAGGATCGTGGATCTATTGGATTCAGTTCTGTTGGTGGTAGGCCTTACACTCAAGACAGACCATTTGATGTTGGATTCACTCATCAAACTGGTATCGGTAACGGATATGAAGATGCTGGTTGGGTCAATGAATCTGCACCATCTCCAACTGTATTCCCATTTGGAAATCTCACAATATCGGAAGGTATGCAACAGGGTATTCCTGTATACTTCCCCAAATTTACTGGTTCTGGTACACTTACCATCTCTGGTATCGGTGCAGAGAGAGTTGCCGTTGCAAGTAGTACAACATCTCTATTCGACTTCGTTAGTGGTGCAGAAGAAAGATACATTGCTCAGACTCCAGAAGGAACAGTTCTATTCGATGTATCTGGTATCGCAACAGAAAGAACTACAAAAGACTTTGTTGGATCTGGAACTCTACCTCTTACAAGAGGTGTTGGAATATCAACTTACTCAAGAGTTATCAAGATCACATCCGATCTTACAATTCAGACATCTGGATCTGCGATTATCAAATCCAGCTTCGATCCACCAGAAGGAACTTATCTACACATCTTTGGTGGTGGATATTCCAAACTCAATCTTACTTACGCTGCACAATCTTCCAAGGCTGTTATGCGTCTATCTGGAGAACTCAATCATCCAGATATCGATTACACACCTCATTATGGTATCGAAAGAAACATTGGTATCGAGACAGGTGTATTCCTCTTGCCTGGTGGTGCTGGTGGGGAGTATGGAGATCCTGGCATTGTTACTACAAGGTTCGTTCCAAAATATCCTGGCCGTACTCCAGTTCTCAAACTCGATGGTCGTTCAATATCCAGAACAAACGCACCTATATCAACTCACGGTGTTATCTACATCCTTGGTATTGGTACAGATGGAAACGGTGTTATCGACGATCAAACTGGAATCGGAGATCTATCTGGTGTCGAGTTTGGTGCAAAAGAGAGATTCGTTCCAGCAACAGAGATTGGTGTTGGATCTCTTCTATTCGACTTCCAGACAACTGGAGCGGAAGCAAGACCAGTCAAAGTCTTTGGATACTATGGAGACGACAAAGATCCAGGCACATCTGGTCAAATTACTATCCGTCAGGAAGGTGGTATTCTCACTATCGAGAAAATCATGGTTCCAGAGATCGGATCTGGAACATTTACATACAGTGGTGCTGCTCAAGACGAAGCAACAACATTCTCCGAAGTTGGATCTGGATCTCTATTCGCATTTGGTGGTATTGCGGAAACAACAACAGCAGCAGAACTTGTTGCTGGTACATCCATATTCAATGGAGAGGCAGATATTGCCTTCTCTGCACAGACTCCAGAAAATGCTGCAACACTTACTCTATCTGGAACAGGAGTTGCTCAACGCAGATTCGAGTTCGACGGATCTGGAACTCTCACACTCAGAAGAGATATCAATCCTATTACAGGTGTTCGTCTATCCGCTACTGGATCTGGTACTCTCTTTGGACTTGGTTCTGGTGCGGAGTCTATTACCATACCATCTGCTGCAAGAGCAATACTTACAGATATCACAGGTGCTGCAGAATACAGACCAATCCAAGTATTCCAAGACTTCGTTCCATCTGGTACACTCACACTATCTGGAGAACTTACACATCCAGATATCGATTACACTCCAGCGTACACTGCATCTGGTACTCTCAACGTTTCTGGTGTTGTTGGAGAAGTCGATGTACTCAGAGAAGTTGGAGTCGGTATTGCAACATTCTCTGGTTCTGCTGTTCTCAGATTTACAGCCGATTCCGTCGAAGGTACAGTTCTCTACGATCTCAAGGGAGCATCTGCACTTACAGAAATCAATCAGGTTTACGGATACTATGGAGACGACAAAGATCCAGGCACATCAGGTATTACGACAATATCTGGTATCGCTCCAACCAGAAAGATATCTGTTTTCCAAGACTTTGTTCCATCGGGAACACTTACAATATTCAATACTTCACTTGTACATCCATTCGTCGATTACACACCTTCGATTGGTATTGGTGTTGCAGTCCTTTACCAGACATCTGGAACAGCTCTCGAATCCTTCGGAAAAGGCAACTACACAACTCAAGGATTCTTCAAGGGACTCGCTGGATCTAAACAATCCTTCGCTCGTGCAACTTATGTTGGTATTGGTCAAGTTAACACCTTTGGCGCTGGTCAAACTGAATACCTCGTCTTCGAGCAAGGTAGAACCTACGTTGTCATTATTTAATTCCTATAAATAAATGGAGAAGCATAACTATTTGACATCTAGCTCATGACAAAGCAGGTTCAATTTAGAAAAGGAACGACAGCTGAACACTTCAACTTTACTGGAGCTCTAGCAGAGATAACGGTAGATACAGACAAGAATACGGCGGTTGTTCACGACGGATCAACTCCTGGCGGATTTGAACTTGCGAGAGCAAGATGGACGTTTGTGTCTGGAAACTATACCTTGGCGACAAACCAAAAGTATACAGTGGATTCACAAAACAGTCCTTCTGGATTCGACTTAACCATGCCAACTCCTCGTGCGGTTGGTGACTGGGTATGGATCGAAGACTTTGCTAATTTCTTTAGTATTCATCCAATCAATGTTGTATCACAATACAGTTTTGAGAATGGACATTTAGTTAGAGAATCTTCACCCTTTATCATGGACGTTTCGGGTGCGTCAGTGACCTTTATTTGGAATGGAACTCTTTGGAAAGTATTCAACAATAGGGCTAGTTAACTATGGCACTTACGCTAAGTAATTCAATTTCTGGAAATTTTGATCCGTCAGAATCTTCTGGATTTTTCGTGTATGCCTTGAGAAGGGATGCGGATGATATGTTGCACTTCTCAAAAGTTAGTGCTGCTTCAACAGAATTAGGAGAATTCTATCGTAACGATGGAACTGCTATACCAGAATTCGGTGATGGTCTAGATTATGGTTGTTATGATGTTGGTGTTGGTAAAACGTCTATTATTCGTAATGACATTGCAACAGTTAAAAAAACTGTAGATGATCCGAATGATAAATATCAACAGATTCGCTTTGATCGAAGAAACTTATACTATTACATAGATGATGATGGCTTTTTCGTTATAAGATTTAATGGCCCCGATTATGATTACAGCACTATTGGGCCTAAGTAATCAAATAAAAAACCCCCTCAGATAATTACACGGAGAAAAAATGGCTGAGTTTAGACTTGGAAGAGTAAAATTCAACTGGACAGGTGATTGGACAGTATCCAAAAGCTACTTAATTGACGACATCGTTAAGTTTGGTGGTAATACTTATGTGGCGATCACAAACCACACATCAACCGCAAGTACCAGTAACTTTTATTCTAACGACCTTTCCAACTGGAATATCCATATAGAAGGACTGGAACAAAAAGGGCAATGGAGCGCTGGAGTTTACTATCGTATCAACGATCTAGTAAAATTTGGTAACGTTGTTTATAGAGTTACAACTGCTCACACATCAGAAGGTACTTTTATTGATAAGACGAAAGTTACTGAGTATGTAAAGGGATTTAATAACGAAGGTGAATGGGATGGCAGCACCAACTATCAGTCTGGTGACGTTGTTAACTATAATGGTTCATCTTATGTTGCATTAACAACATCACTTGCTGGATTCCAACCTCCAGAGTATTTGGGTGTTTCTACAGATCCAAATGCTAAATGGAGTATTTTATCTGATGGTCTTGCTGGTGCGGCATCAACATATATTGAGGGTACATTTACCAGAGGCGATCTTACACAGTATGGTGGTAATATTTACCGTCATAAGATCGGTGTTACAACTAACGTTTCTCCACTTCAAGTTGGTTTCGGATCTATTGGTGATGCGGCATATAACGGTGGTGCTGTATGGGATCTGTTAGTTAAGGGATTTAATTTTGTAGGTAATTTCTCCACTACCTTCAACTACCATCCTGGCCACATTGCAAGATACGGTTCAGATTCATATGTTTCAATCGGTAACTCTCACAAGAACGTAATTCCTACAGCTGGAATTGGAACTTTCTGGGAAGTACTTGCATCTGGTGACTCATCTGCTGCTCTTAATACTAAGGGTGATTTACTTACATACAACTCAGGAAACCAAAGAATCGGTATTGGTTCTACAGGTTATGCTCTTGCAGTTCAGTCAAATGGACTACCTGGCTATGAGATTGTAGGTAATCAGACAAGAATTTACTACGTTGACTCCGAAGACGGAATCGACACAAACAACGGTCTTGCACCTAACCTAGCGTTTAAAACAATTAAACAGGCTTGTGTTGCTGCTCGTCCTACAACAGCAATTACTAACATGTTGTACACCGCTTCCACTGGTGTTGCAACGGTTACTGCGCCTGGTCATGGTCTACTAAACACTGGTACGTTCGTTCAGTTACAGGACATTCAGTTTGAGTGTCTATCTGGAGGTAACACATTCCCTGTTCTTGGTATGACATTTAACGGTGCGGTTGGTATTGCAACTGTAACTGCTATTGGTCTTGGTGCTGCTCCAGAGGTTGGCATCGGTTCTATGGTAAGACTTAGAAACTTAAGTGTTCAATATACTGGATCTGCAAGATTTGCTCATACATTCCAGAGTGCATTAGACAATGCTATACAATCTGGTGGTAACTATGCACACACATTCAACAGTTGTGCAACAGGTGGTGTTCAAGTAGTTGGTGGATCTGCTATCACTCCAACAGGTGCAACATACGACGCTTCTAGTGGTAACTTCGTAATGACCCTCGCTGGTCATAGTTTATCAACTTCTGATAAAATTACGATTACTAACGATGCGTTTACGTTCACTTGTACAATGAACAACAATGGATCTCAGAAGACATATCCTCGTGCTGGAAAAGACCCTGCATCAGGACAACAGTTAGCTATTGTTGGTACTACAAGTAATACATTCACTGTAAACGTTGGTACATCTCCAATCGTAGATCACAAACCAACAGCTGTTTCTTACAACCAAGACACTGGTGACATGGTTTGTACAATCGGGCCACACACATTAACAGTTGGTACATCTGTAAGATTAGAAACAGAAGGTATGACATTCCGTTGTTCAATGGACGGTTATACAACTGATCACCCATATCCTAGACAGGTTGCTGGAGACGGATCACCTGACCCTGCATATAACACTGCTCTAAACATCACTGCTGTCACAACCAACACAATTACAATTAACGTTGGTGCGGCATCTGATAACCAATCAATTATCGGTAAGTTCCCTGCTGTACATACTCAAGGTACTTACGAATTCCCAATCACTGCTGTTCCTGACGCTAACTCTATTGCACTTAACGTCGGTGTTTCAACTATTGCATACGCATATCAGTCTGGTGGTGTTGCCTTCGTTGGTCTAACAACAACCAAATATCCTGATAAGGTATCCAAGTCTTACTACGAAGTTACAGAAGTTATTGATATCAATGGCTTTAAGTGTAACGTTGGTATTTCATCTATCAACCACACATACGTTGAAGGTGGTACAGTAACTGACTTGACCCCTGCGATCCTTAAGTTATCTGCTTCACAGTTCTATGAACAGTTACCTATCAAGGTTCCACCATTCACATCTATTATCGGTAACGCATTGAGGGCATCTCAAGTTCTACCTAAATCTGGAACATCTGACGATAACACTACACCGAACGAGAGATCACACATGTTCAAGATGTCTGATGCTACAACCATTCAGGCGCTTTCCATGAAAGGAATGGAAGGATTCATGTATGACTCTAACGCTCCTCTAGTTCTTGATAACTCTAACCTAAGAACTGGTGTTGGAACAACTGCTGCTGGTGTATTCATCTCCTTGAACGAAGATTCACCAATTAACAACAAGTCACCTTACGTTAAGGATTGTACTTGTTTCTCTGACCCTGCAACAGAAAGTGGCAGATTCGGTGGTGGTGGTGTCGGTGTATTCATCGATGGTGGAGTACACGATGTCGGTGCGAAATCAATGGTGTTCGACGCCTTTACGCACGTTGCATCTGACGGTGCTGGTTACATTCTTGATAAGGGTGCAATCGCTGAAATCGTTTCCTGTTTCACATACTACGCTAAGTGGGGTTACTA